GACGTTAACGGTAACGATGTAGCGCAGGAGCTGATCGAGCATGAGTTGGTCAGCCCATACGAGATGCACATCACTGGCGTCTACCATGACCCAGTTAGTAGTAAGTCAGCGTTTAAATTGATTATTAAATACCCCATGTCTGGGTGGGTTGAGCAAGAACACGAGATGCCAGTGCTGGCAAGCATTGGTAAGGACTTCTCTACGTTCTTATTGAACCGGCAGGTATACATAAAAAACGTGGGGGCACAGGAGAAACTGAGGAGTTACCTAATGGACTACTTAACAATGGTGCAACAGCAGACACCAACAGGATTGGATTTCACTAGCTTTGGCTGGCAAAAAGACGGCTCGTTCTTGTGCGGCGAAATTTTATTGGGCTCTGACACAACCGATATGCGCTTGCGTGGTAACGCGGCGATCTATGGCCCCCTGCTCGAACGCAAGGGTTCTCGGGATGAGTGGGTACGCGCTATGGCACTACTCAACAACCCCGGCTCAGAAAACATCCGTGCCTGTACGCTTATCGCTGCCGGTGGGCTGATTGGTTTCGTGGGCGGTAACTCTACGGGTGTAGTGTCTATCTATTCGACCGAATCATCCACAGGCAAGTCCTTGTCGCTTATCGCTGCAAACAGCTTAGTTGGTAGGCCGAAGGCATTGTTCTTGGCGAAGAACGACACACAGAACGCCCTATATAACCTGCGTGGAATGTACAACCACCTACCTGCATGTATTGATGAGGTGACAACTGGCAAGGACGATGATCTTGTGGATATGACCTATATCCTAAGTCAGGGTCGTGAGAAGATTTCCATGACCAAAGACCGCACCCTGCGTGAACCAGTGACATGGAATAGCGTTACGTTCATGACCACTAACATCTCGATTCATCAGAAGTACGAGTTCGCGCAAGCTGGTTCTGACCCGCTAAAGGCACGGTGCTTGGAACTTCCTCAGCACGACCGGGTGTTCGTCTCGGTGATGGGGGACAACGACTATGTAGCGCGAGAGTTCTTTGATCTGGTGATGAACAACCATGGCTGGGCAATGCCAGAGCTAGCGCAGATTATTATCGACAAGGGTGGGCCACAAGATGTGTGGAAGTGGGCGGAATCATCTTTCAATAAAACGTTCGGCTTTGAGTTTGAGCCGCAAGAACGGTTCCACAGGAGCAACATTATTTCTGCATGGGGGATGGGGCGTATTGGGGAGGCATTGGGGTTATTCCCGTTCGACATTAAAGGCACGATTGATTTCTTGCTGAGCCATATTACCCGTGCACGGAAAGACGCCAAAGAAAATAAGATCGACGTGTTCGACATCATCGGTCAGTTCTTATCTGAGCACAACGACCAGCTTGTACAGTGTCGGGAGAAGTACGGATCGGGCGTAGAACAGGTGACTATGCCAGCACCGGAAAAGGCTGTAGCCCGCATCAAAATATCGTACGACGACAATACAGATGTGATGCCCGGTAGCATGGCTGCAATCAACAGAGAAAAGCTTCGTATGTGGCTAAAAGCCCGTAATGACGGAATGGATCGTATTGAGCGTGAATTAGAAGACGCCAACGCGCTAATCCGTAAGAGCGAACGCATTACAATGTTCAAGGGCTGTCCTAAGACGGCTCCGGGGCAGGCAAAGGCAATCATCGTAAGCCTGAATCACCCCCGTTTCGCAGAGACTGTAACTAGCAAAAAGGCGCAAAGTAAAACCACTTTAGCCGTACTACAAGGATCAACAGCAGCATGAGTATTGAAGCAATCGAGTTATGGCATAAGAGAGCGCGGCCAGAACCATCTTTTGAGGATTTCAACGTGCAGCTGGGCTGCCACTTCGAGGAGATCACAGAAATGCTAATCGCTCTAACAGGCGAAGACGGCATCACCAACAACAAGCTGAGCGAAATGCGTATGTTTATGATGAGCCTAGCAGAGGGGTTTAAGTCCGGCAGGTTTAAGGCCTACGCATCCAACCGTCGGGAGTTTTTAGACGCCCTAGCAGACCAAGTCGTTACAGCTGTCGGTGTTGGTTATTGCGACAAGATGCAGATAACAGAAGCTGTGAAACAGGTTAACGAAAGCAACTGGAGTAAGTTCGACTATAAGGGCTATCCGATTTTCAACGAAAATGGCAAAATAGCGAAAGGGCCGACGTACAAGCAGCCCGAACTAGACGGCCTTTACTGAGGAACTACTATGCCACGTGACTATAAAAAAGAGTACGCCAATTATCAGGGTAAACCCGAACAGATCGCCAATCGGGCAAAGCGCAACGCGGCGCGTGCTGAAATGGAAAAGAAGGGCGTAGTGAGCAAAGGGGATGGTAAGGACGTAGACCACAAGACCCCTATCGCTAAGGGTGGTGGTAACGGCAACGGCAACTTGCGTGCCGTGCCTAAATCGAAGAACCGCTCTTTCGCCCGTACGAAATCTGCGGGAATGAAGTAATTACTTTTTTGGCTTAGCCTTCGACTTGTCGTGGGCTACCATCTTCTTAGCAGCTTTTACAGGCACGCCAATCTTCTTAGCGAAAGCTGGGTCGTGCGCAGCAGCCCGCATAGTGCGGGCTTGTTTCTCTGATTTGAACGGCATAGCTTACTTCTTAGAAGTAGACTTCTTGCCTTCGTACTTCTTTTCCATGGCGGCGTAGGCTTTCTTGCCGCCTGCCATCTTCATCTCTTTGGCTTCCATGGCTTTGGACTCGCCTTTGCCGAACGGGTTCTCACGCTTGGCTTTGTTGGTTGCGGTACGGGCACCGCGCTTTGGCATATCGCGCATATTAAGTCCTTTGTTGAGGTTGCATTAACCGGTCTAGTTTTTCATCTAGTCGGTCTAGTCTATCTAGAACGCGGTTAATATCCGCGTGTACTTCCACTTTCGTGACGTACTCTTTTGCCATCTCCTCGCGCGTGCGGTTGAGAAGAATAGTAACTCGCTTTAGCTCGCCAGTCTTTTCATGCAATACCCACCCAACCACGCCGATAAGCAGAGAAAGGATTAGGTTCCAAAACATAATGTCCATGACTCAAGCTTTCCTATAAGATTTCGTTTTGGCAGCGATAGCCTTGGGCTGCTTAACAAACTGCTTACCTGCCTTGTTACCGGCGGCCTTGGCGGCGTTTGTAGCTTTCTTTTCGGCGGGGCTTAGGGCATCCCACGCCCTAGCTGGAAGGTAGCGCTTTTTGCCCTCGGAAGGTTTGCCATCAGAAGTCTTCCAGTCTTGGGCTGTCCACTGCTTAAGGGATTTCTGCGAGGGTTTCACGACTTGTAGCCCCCGCCATTAGCTTTGTACTCTTTGGCAAGCATCTGGGCTTTGCGAGCTGACCACTCGCCGGGGTCACCGCCCTTGCCGCCTGCCTTGATTTTCTCAAACAGAGCTTTACGCATGCTTGGCTTAGTGTAGTTACCAGCGGCGTTTACCGTAGATTTTTTAGAAGCAGCTTTCATCACCACTTCACCTTATCCGCCCAGTAGGCTGCTGACATTTTGCCTTTAGAGATGTTCGCGCTGTGGCGTGCTTTGAAGCTCTTGCGCTTCGCCTTCATTGCTTCGGACTCTCCGCTCTTGGGAGCGCCTGCTGTGCTAGCACCTTGTTCGCCAAAGCGAATGGTCTTTACTTGGTCACCGGATTTAGCCACGACGACGTGTGACTTCTTAGGATGACTTGGCGTAGCTTTAGGCTTGTTGAAGCCGGATACGCCTGCTCTGGCGAGGCGCGGGTCTTTGGTGGGCATAATTCCTCCTGAGCAAAGGTAGTACTATTTTAGCGGCTTTACTAATGCACCGGCAACACATTTATTAGATAATAATGCCATGAAATACGCTATACGCATGGTAGATAGCTCAGACCCACAAATAAACTTTGTTTTAGCTGGGCTGCAGTATGCCTGCCTGCCGGGGGATAGGGCGTTTCCTATGGACAAGGGCTGGTGGCACATAGCCTATACAGAGAGCGGTGTACCGGTTGCCTTCTCTGGCATGGTGCCGTCTAGGCGGTGGACAGACTGTGTGTATTTGTGTAGAGCGGGTGTCCTACTAGAACACCAAGGTAATGGCTTGCAAAAAAGACTCATTCGCGCTAGAGTCGCCAAAGCACGCGCGCTAGGCTATAAGTGGGCGGTCACTGACACGTATGATAACCCCGCTTCAGCAAACAGCCTCATAGCGAATAACTTTAAACTGTTTAAACCAAGCGACCCATGGGCAGGTAGTGGGTCATTGTTCTGGCTAAGAAAACTTTAGAATGCCTTTTAAAGACCCCAAAGAACGCAAAGCTAAACAAAAAGAGTACTCCGCTAAGTACTATGCCCAAAACAGAGAGAAGACAATAAACCGTGTCAAAGCGGTAAACCGCCGTAACAAAGAAAAATGGAATAAGTTCAAGTCCACTTTATCATGCATCGTATGCGGGTTCAGCCACCCCGCCGTAATAGATTTCCACCACATAGACCCCGAGACAAAAACCGACAACGTCCACCGATTAGTCCAGCGTGGCAGGTATGCTGCGGCTTATGAAGAGCTTAAAAAGTGTGCGACGTTGTGCGCCAACTGCCACCGCATCCACCACTACAACGAGTGGGCAGAGACGCGCATCAAACGCCGAAGGGCAAAAAAGAAAAAGGGCCCCGGTGGGGGCCCATGAGTTACTCTTCTTGACCTACTGCTTTACGCATTTCTTCGTACATCTGGGCGTAGAGCTCTTGCAGGCGGGAGTCCAGCTCTTCGTAGTCGTCATAACCCCTTCTTGCAAATTCACGTTTATAGCGGTTAATCTCAGCCTTGAACTCACGCTTGATCTTCTTGGCAGCTTCAGTGTTATAAAACCGTGATTCGTCCTTATTGAACTCATACACAGACAGACCGAAGAACCTAGCCATAAATAAGGCATCTTTAGCTTTGCCGGTTGGCCCAGTAGCGCCGTTCAGGTAGTCAGCACCCTTGCCCCACAACTCTAGTTGCATACCGGTAGGCTTATTGATACCGCCAATACGCGTGAGAGAAGGCGTGAGTTCGTTCCATACTGCCGCGCTACCCTTTACAACCTTATCCCAGTCGCTATCGGCAACGTTGTATAAGTCCTTGCCAGTAAATGGGTCCTTGCCTTGCAGCATAATAGTCGCCAGCGAGATATAGGGTCCGTTAGGGTTAATAGCTCCGGGTATCCAGTCTTGGTCGAACAGGCGCGACTTGCTTGGCGACGGGTCCAGCAACGACATAATCGGCACTGACTTGCCCAAGTTGAAGTACACGGGATTGTCGTCGTCCCCCATAAACGGTACACGCATCTACTTGTAGGGGCCTAAGCCATAAAGCGAACGTTCCCGTACTTGCTCAGGACCCATCTTGCGCATCTCGTCATCGTCGTCGCCCATCATAGCGCCCATCAGAGAAATAGCGCCCATCATGTTCACCATCGCCCAAGGGCGGGTAATAGCCAAGCGCCCCAGCACGGGGGTAATCGCGTACGCCCACGAGAT